AATGTATAGGCATGATTATTCAAGAAATAATCTTTCCCCCCAAACTAGTTCAACTAGACTATATGATGCAAGATTCTATGTTTTAAATAAAGATTATAGAGTTTATGTTTGCTTACAGAATGGAACAGATCCAGATAATCCAAGAGGAAGGCCATCAATCAATGAACCAACACACACTTCAGTAGCACCTCAAGCAGCTGGAGATGGTAGTGATTTTTATTTGTGGAAATATTTGTATACCATAAACCCTGTTGATGTTATAAAATTTGATTCAACTGATTATATTCCAGTACCTCAGGATTGGAGCACAAATACAAATGTATCTAGTGTTAGAAGTGCTGCAGTTGATGGTGAAATTGAAGTTGTTATAGTTACAAATTCTGGTATTGGTTATGGATCTGCACAAACTTATAACAATATTCCAATTTTGGGAGATGGAATTGGTGCCAAAGCATCTGTTTCTGTTTCATCCGAAGGAAAAGTAACTAATGTCACTGTAACAAGTAAAGGGTCAGGATATAGTTATGGAACTTTAGATATAACAAATTATATTTCTCATACAGGTGTTGGAACTACAACTTTAGCTGATTTTGATGTAATAATTCCACCAAAAGGTGGTCATGGATCCGATATTTACAGAGAATTGGGAACAAATAAAGTATTGCTTTATAGTAGATTTGAAAATTTACAGTTCCAAAATCCAGATGTTATTGCAAGCAATAGTTTTGCTAGACTTGGAATAATGAAAAATCCAAAGGTGTACGGAAGTTCATCTGTCTTTATGGATTCAACTGCTTCTGGTCTTTATGCAATAAAATTAACTGGAGCAGGATCATCAACACTTACTTTTGTCGATGATGAAAGAATTACTCAAACGATAGGTGTTGGATCGACAGCAGTTGGAAGAGTTGCCTCTTATGACCAAACAACCCAAGTTCTAAAAATCTGGCAAGATAGAAGTCTTGTTTTATCACAACCAAAAGGAGGACCATCTGCTCCAGCATACGGAGTACAACCACAATATGGTTATCAACTCTTTAGATTTACTGGAAGTGTTGGGCCAGGAGGAAGTTTAACTATTGAACAACCTGATAATCTTTCACCAAATGGTCTTGGAATAGATACATCTTTTAATGGAACCACAACCATAATAAATAGTAGGACATATAATCTCGGACAAAATTTTGTGAATGGGGTAGCAAATCCAGAGATTCAACCAAGATCTGGAGAGATAATTTATATAGACAACAGAGATTCTATCCCAAGATCAAAAAATCAAAAAGAAGATGTCAAAATTATTATAGAATTCTAAGAATATGCCCCAGCAAACTAATCTCAACGTTTCTCCTTATTTTGATGACTTTGATGCAAATAAAGACTTTCATAAAGTCTTATTTAAACCTGGATTTCCTGTTCAGGCAAGAGAGTTAACAACATTACAGTCAATATTACAAAATCAGATCGAAAAATTCGGTCAACATTTTTTCAAAGAAGGTTCCATGGTCATCCCTGGAGCTACTGGTGTTGATTTTAATTATGATGGGGTAAAAATTGATTCGACATTTTTCGGTGTTCCGGTATCAAGTTATCTTGATAAACTGATTGGAGTTGAGATTAGGGGGGCAACTTCTGGGGTTAAGGCAAAAGTTGTAAATATCATTCCAGCAGCAGAATCTGAACAAGGATTTGATACTTTATATTTAAAGTATACTGAATCAAATCCAAGTAGCGGATATCAAGAATTTTTAGATGGTGAGTCTTTACAAACTCTTTCGAACATAATTTATGGATCTAGTTTGATAAGATCTGGAAGTACTTTTGCAAATACTATAGCAGCAAATGCTATTTTCAAAGCATCTTCAGTTACTATAAATGAAGGAGTTTTCTTCACAAGAGGATATTTTGTAAGCGTAACAAAACAAACTATTATCTTAGATCAATATAATAATAGACCTTCAGCAAGAGTTGGTTTGCTAGTTGAGGAATCTATTATTTCTTCTCTAGATGATCCATCATTAAATGATAATTCTCAAGGGTTTTCAAACTATGCAGCTCCTGGAGCTGACAGATTAAAAATATCTTTAACATTATTTAAAAAAGATATTAATGACTTCAATGATCAAAATTTTATAGAACTTATTAGATTGAATGAAGGTTCTATAGAAAAGTTTGTAGACAGAAGCAGTTATAATATCATAAGAGATGAATTGGCAAGAAGAACTTATGATGAATCTGGAGATTATACTGTAAGATCATTTGATGTTTTTCCAAGAGAAACTCTTAATAATTTAATGGGTAATAATGGTTTGTATAATTCAAACCAATTAACTCCAGACGGAAATACTCCTTCGGACGATCTTCTTACATATCAAATAATGCCCGGTAAGGCATATGTTAGAGGATATGATATTGAAACCATCTCCCCAACTTATTTGGATGTAAACAAACCAAGAACTACAGTTGGAGTTCCAACTTCTGGAATTTCTATTGACAATGGTACTACAGTAAAAATTAATAATGTAAGTGGATTTCCTCTTGTTGGTTATAACTATAATAGCATCATTGATCTCAGAAATAGAAGAAGAGATTTAACAACTGGGCATGTTGGAATTGCAACCATAGGTACTGCAAGGGTTTATGATCTAATTACAGATAATAGATATCAGGGATCAACAACAGAATATGAAATTTACCTATATGATATTCAAACTTATACAACAGTTGGCATCAATACACTAGGAAATGTTGGAAATTCTCTACAAGTTCCCGCATATATTAAAGGAAAATCTAGTGGAGCAAGTGGTTATTTAAAATATAATGCTAGTTCTAGTAACTTAAATCTAACATTGACAAATGTTTCTGGTAGATTTATAGAAAATGAGTCTCTTATTGTTAATGGAATTGAAGAAAATATTTACACAACTTCGGTTACTGATTATAATTTAGGTGATATCAAATCATTATATCAAGCAAAAACAACAGGAATCAATACGCATTTTAATGCAGATACTGTTTTAAATATTGCAGTACCTTTGACAAATACTGCTTCAGAATTTACTATTCATGGAGATTTTGCAACTGATCCTGTTGGGGTTTTAACTGCATCCAATTCAAGTTTATCTAGACTCGCTAAAGTAGATGATATTTTAGCTTATTCAAAACCAGGTGATACTGTCCTTACTTTTAATAGAATAACTTCTGTTGGTGCTAACGGTAGGGAGTTGAGTTTTACAGGAATTACAACAGTTTCTGGAGTTTGTGAAGGTTCTATTCCAACTGGACAACTACAATCATCAAATGTTGTAGTTCTAAAACCAGCATTTAATGTTAAAAATGGAGGTTCTTTCCTCAACTTACTTAAGTATAGAGATATATCTTCGGTAGATCTTACTCAAGGTGATATTGAAATTACATATCAATTTACTGTTGATGCTAGTTCTGGTTCATTTACGGTCGATTTAGATAGCATAGCAGATTTCCAAGATCAACCGGATGTTAGATGGAAAGCATTCTCTACAGGAAATTATAAATTTGTAAATTCTAGTGGTCAAGTTATTCCTATAAGTGCTGGCAATATAATTATTACAAATAGAGTTTTAACTGTTACTGGCATTAATGCTGCTAGAATAGGTGTAACTGGTACAACAAATTCAACTCTTATTGCATCTTTAGATAAACAAGCAATTAAATCTAAAGTTAAAAAGTTTAATTCTATTGGAGATTTAACAATTTCCAGATCTAGAAACTCATCTGCTGGAATAGGAACTACTACTTTAAACAATGGATTGACATATTCTCCAGTTTATGGAACAAGAGTTGAAGATGATAAGATTTCTTTAAATGTTCCGGATGTCTTTAGAGTTTATGGAATTTATGAATCTTCAGATGAAAATGATCCGGTTCTTCCAACTTTAACATTATCCAATATAACTGGCCCTTCAGGAACAAATAGTGATTTTATTATTGGAGAAGTAATTCAGTCAGTTTTAGGTACAGCAAAAGCAATTGTTGTAAGCAAAATTGATAATGATAAATTAGAAGTACAATATCTCAATGATTCTAAGTTTTCTGCAAATGAAGACTTTATATCAATTAAATCAGTCATAACTGCAAAATGCACTTCGGTCTCTCTGGGAGACAAAAATATAGTTAGTGATTACTATTTTGATAATGGAATACAACCAGAGTATTATGATTACTCTAGAATAATTAGAGCACCAAAAACATCAAGTCCAAAAAGAAGAATAAGAGTTATATTCCAAAAATATACTATAGATGATAGTGATAGGGGAGATTTCTTCACTATCAACAGTTATCCGGCAGATGTTTATCAATCAATTCCACTTATTCAATATTTTGATGGGTATGTGAGAAATAGTGATGGTATTGATATAAGACCAAGAGTAAAAGATTATGATCTTACAACAAATACAAGATCTCCATTTGAGTTTGATGGTAAAGATTTCTCAGAAGCAAAGACACATCCAGAATTCAACTTAACTCCAAGAACAATTGTTGAAATTGCATATAATCATTATGTGGGAAGAATCGATAAGATTTTCCTAACAAGAGATGGCAAATTTATCGTATCTCAGGGTGTTCCATCAGAAACTCCACAACCACCATCCAACGAAGATTCTGCTTTAGAAATTGGAACTGCATATCTTCCACCATATGTTTATAATGCAAAACAGATTAAGTTTCTAAAGACTGAAAGTAAGCGATATACAATGAAAGATATCGCAAAAATTGATAGTAGATTATCAAATGTTGAGTTCTACACTTCACTTTCGCTCTTAGAAAATGATACAAACGCTTTGACTATTAAAGATCCCGCGACAGGTTTAGATCGCTTTAAATCCGGATTCTTTGTTGATAACTTTAAGTCACTTTCTCTCATAAATGCTGGTGATCCCAATTGGGGGTGTTCTATTGATAAGGAAAATGGTCTAGCTAGACCAATGCACCACACTCCATCAGTTGATTTGCAATTAGGATCTAGTGCTATATCTGGTGTTACTGCAACAACAAATACAAATATTGATATTGCATTTGTAACAGATTTGGGCAATCCAAATGTTAGAAAGACTGGTGATCTAATTACTCTTGATTATACTGAAGTTGAGTATCAATCTCAAAAATTTGCAACTAGAACAGAAAATGTAAATCCATTTAATATTGTTAACTGGTCAGGTAGTGTAGAATTGGAACCTGCCAGTGATATTTGGATTGAAACTTCCAAACCCACTATTAATAATGTTTCTTTTGAAGGTTCTTATCAGGCATTTATGGATCTTTATCCGCCAGAAGCTGATGGGTGGAGTGCAATTCAATGGAATGCTTGGGAAGAAAACTTTGCAGGAAGAACAGAATCCTCCAGAAATGTAGGTAGTCCTGTTGAGTTGTCGAGAAGAAGTGAATTTGGCAATTGGCAATTAACTGGAAATGTTGATAGATCAAGAACTCATATTGTCTCTAACGGTGCTTTGGGACTCATATCTTCGGGCGATCCAGCAGCACAAAGTCTTATAAGCGGCCTATCTGAAGTTACTAGTGCCTCAGCGGCTGCTGGAGGAACCCCTGGATTTGGATCTGCAGATAGTGGAATTGGACAAGTTGAAGTTTCTCGTAGCAGAAATGATATTGTATCTGAAGCACAACAGGTAGAAATAACTGTTAATAGAGAGTTTAATAGAACAGGTGTTTCATATAAAGTATCTGAAAGTATTGACACACAATCTCTTGGAAATAAGATTGTAAACAGAGATGTTATTCCTTTCATGAGATTAAGGAATATTGAGTTTATTGCCAAGAGAATGAAACCAAGCACACGAGTTTATGCATTCTTTGATGGAGTAGATGTTAATCAATATGTCATTCCAAAACTAATTGAAATTGAAATGATTACCGGTGTTTTCCAAGAAGGAGAGCAAGTAATTGGTATTCTACCTACTGATGATCCATCTTTAGTTGGTGATGGAATTAATCCAAGAATTGCATTTAGACTTGCAAATTCTGATCATAAGTATGGTCCATATAACAGCCCAACAGCAGTATATGCGGTTAATCCATATGACCAATCGACTCCTATGGAAACCACTTATTCTGCAACATCAACATTACTGAATGTTGACACATATTCTCTAGCAGATATTACTCAATCTGGACTTGGTTGGATAGGATTAGGTCAAATTTTAACAGGAAGAACCAGTGGAGCTCAAGCAAGAATAACAAGCATTCGTTTAGTTAGTGATGAAAATGGATCACTAAGAGGATGTTTCTTCATTCCAGATCCAAATGTTACTCTGAATCCAAAGTTCCAAACTGGAAATAAAACATTCAAATTAACAGATAGCATAACCAATTCGAATGTTGGTGGAGCAGTTAACTCTTCTGCGGAAAGTAATTTCTTTGCTTCTGGTGAATTAGACAATCTCCAGGAAGATGTAATTAGTATTAGAAATGCAAGAATTGAAAAGAGAGATCATACAGATCAAAAGACAGAAACAGAAACAAGACAAGAAGTTAGATTTAATACTAGAAATGAGCCTGTTGAAGATGAAGTTAGATGGATTGATCCTCTTTGTCAATCATTCGTAACAGGAAATGGAAGTGGTGTTTATCTAACAAGTGT